TCTCATGATGCTCATATAGCAGCACATGCAGCATTTTTAAAAACTAGAATGGTTCAAATTAACCCACAAGTGTATGCCTTATTACAAGGACATATTTCTGAACATGTATCATTTAAAGCAAACATAGAAGTGGCTCAACAAATAAGCCAAAACCAAGAAATGCAACAATTTGCTCAACAAAACCCAGAACAATATCAAGTTATGTTTAATAATGAGGTTGCTAATCGTATTGCACAATTAACTAATGAATTAGCACAGGCTGAGACCGAGATGGATGGGGCTAAACAAGACCCTCTAGTTATGTTAAAACAGAGAGAGCTAGATTTAAGAGCATTAGATATGCAAAGAAAAGCTCAAGAAGCGGCTATCAAAATTCAGAATCAAGATTCTCAATTTGAAGAGAAAATTGATGTTGATAAAATGAAGCTAGAGCAACAAGAAAAATCAGATGCTCAAAAATTAGCTCTTGCTCAACAAAAGTTGATGCAAGATAGAAACAGAATTACAAAAGGAAAGTAACATGTCTAAAAAAATAGGTTTAGAAAGTCAATACGCAAAACTTTATCCAGTTAAAGCAAATATTGGAAAATTTATTACAACAGCAGCAAAAGTAATTCAAGGAGTTAGAAAACCAACATCTGAATATGGAAAAAGAGCTACACAATTTGCAATACCTACAGAAACTCCTTCTACAGCAAAAAAAGCATTGTCCGGAAAAACAGTGGAGATGTTAACTGTAAAACCTACAATTAAAGGTAAACCAGTTGGTGGAGGTACTAAAGGTGCTGCAATAGGAACAGTAGGAACAGGTCTTGGATACTACGATACAATTATTAATGAAACAGATGTGGAATCAAAAATGGGTGGCGGAATAATGAATTATAATGAAGGAGGTTTTCCAGATTTAAATGAAGATGGAAAAACTACTTACGCAGATGTTTTAATGGGAAGATTAAAAGGTAAAAATAAAAATGGAAAAAAATAAAAAAAATTCTGGCAAAAGATCAGGGCCACCACCTAAGCGTGGCCCAAACCCTCAAGGTATAGATCCTTACTTAAGTCGTAATGAATTTAAAGAAGGTTTTTATGAACAACCAACTAGACCACCAATAACTGCTGAAACAATGTATGGTAAAGGAACAACTAGAAGTTTAGAATATCCAACAGTTGATCCAGATACAAAAATGATTCAAGATACATTAGGTATGTCAGAAGGTGGATTTCTTGGTCAATATCCTGTTCAAGTAAAAAAGGTTCCGTTTAAAGGTGTATTCTAATGTTGCCAGTGTTAAATGCTGTTGCTCCATTAGCTAAAATACTTTTCTCAACTATCGAGAAATCAGTACCAGATAAAGATTTACAAGAAAAACTAAAAGCACAATTGCAAACGCAATTAATGCAATCTCATACACAAGAATTAACTGCTGCAGCAAAAATTATTGAAGCAGAAGCAAAAGCTGGTTGGTTTGCATCATCTTGGAGACCACTTTTAATGTATGTTTTAATATTTATATTAGTATGGAACTATGTATTAGGACCAGTAATTTTATTCTTTTTTAAAGCTGTTATAACTATAACTCTCCCAGGAGATGTATGGACACTTTTACAGATTGGTCTTGGAGGATATGTTGTGGGACGCTCTGCGGAATCAGTTGCACGTACAATGGCTAATAAACCTCAGCCAAAAGAACAAGAAAACGGATAGATCTTATCCTTGTATTATTATAAGTAATACACTATATTTTAATTATGTTTGAAAGATTAAAAGACCTTATAGCTAAAAACTATTCTAATAAAGAAATAGAAAAGAAAAACAACATTCTTCTTAAAAGTAGAAAAGAAGTAGAAATTAATGGCAATGGAACTTCTGGTTATACAATTAAAGAAGGTTCTCATAAAGGTGTTGTTTTAGGACATATCTCTAGAGAAAAAAAGGTTATTGAGTAGTGGACTATTCGGCTATAGTTAAGTTTATAAAGAAACGTATCGTTGATTTAAAAGAAAACCTTGCCTATACCGTTGACTCTTTAGAACAACTTCAATATATTAGAGGACAAATCAGAGCCTTAGAAACTCTGCTACAGGATCTTAAAGACCTGCAACAAAAACAGGAGCAAGTAAATGACGACGGAGACGACGGAGATTTCAAATAATGAAATCCCTGCACATGTAGAAGGACTAATAGACGCATACAAAGAGAAAGAAAAAACTCAAACTTTTCTAGACGCAAAAGCTGTTGAAGAAAATTCATCTTTACTCGAAAGACTTCCAGAACCCACAGGTTGGAGAATTTTAGTTTTGCCTTGGGCAGGCCCAGCAAAAACTAAAGGTGGAGTATACCTATCCGATCAAACTGCGGAAACAATTCAAGTAACAACGGTTTGTGCATATGTCTTAAAAGTTGGTGACCTTGCATACACAGATAAAACTAGATTTCCTAATGGACCTTGGTGTCAAAAAGGAGATTGGGTAATATTTGGTCGTTATTCAGGGGCAAGATTCAAAATAGAAGGCGGCGAAGTAAGAATTCTAAATGATGATGAAATCATTGCTAGAATTAAGAACCCGGAGGATATTTTGCATACGTATTAACTACGCAATAACAGGAGCTACACATGATAGAAGAAAAGAAAAAATCTCCAGAAGTGGAGTTAGATACAGATGGTGTTGAAGAACAAACAATATCTGTTGAAGAAAAAAAAGTAGAAAGTAAAGAAGAACTTCCTAAACAAGAAGTTGATCTAGGTTATACAGAACCATTAAAACCTGGAATCGAAGGAATCAAAGTAGAAGAAGTTGAAGATAAAAAAGAATCAACAGTTAAACCAAAAGCTGATGATGAAGATGATTTATCTCAATATTCTGATTCGGTTAAAAAAAGAATCGATAGACTAACTTACAAAGTTAGAGAGCATGAAAGAAGAGAAAAGGCTGCTCTTGAATTTGCTAAGGGAGTTCAAAAACAACTAGACGAACAAAAACAAAAATATAGCAAAACAAGTAAAAGCTATATTGAACAATTCACAGCTAGAGTTAATGCAGAACAAGAGAAAGCAAGAGGTGCATTAAAAGAAGCAATTGAACTTCAAGATGCTGATAAGATTGCAGACGCAAATGCAAGAATTACACAGTTAGCTATTGAAGCTGAAAAAGCTAAAATGACAGCTGAAGCTGAGGCTGAAAAAGAAGCCAAAGTTGTTCAACAACCTAGTCAAACTCAACAACCTCAAACGCAACAAACCTACGTAGAACCTTCAAAAAAGGCTAAATCTTGGGCTGAAAAGAATGAATGGTTTGGTAATGACAAAATCCTAACAGGAGCTGCATTTACCTTCCATGACGATTTAATTAGTCAAGGGTTTGACGCAGAGAGTGATGAGTACTATAATGAGATTGATAAATTGATGAGAGATACGTTCCCTCAAAGATTTAACAAACAGGAGCAAAAGAAACCCGTCCAAACTGTTGCATCTGCACAAAGAAACCAAGCCGGACGCCGTAGTGTGAAACTCACCAAGTCACAAATAGCTATCGCTAAAAAACTAGGGGTGCCACTAGAGGAATATGCAAAATACGTGAAGGAGAATAATTAATATGAGTGAAATAAAAAGAACCTCACGCGAGTCCGATGTTAGAAAAAAAGAAATGAAAAAAACTACATGGGCTCCACCGTCAAGTCTGGATGCACCTGCTGCACCAAATGGCTTTGCACATAGATGGATAAGAACATCTATTCAAGGCTTCGAAGACATGGGTAACGTGACTAAGAAGCTAAGAGAAGGTTGGGAATTTGTAAGAGCTGAAGAATTAAAAGATCAAGCTCAAAATTTTCCAGTCATCAATCAAGGTCAGTATGCAGGATGTGTTGGGATTGGAGGCCTTGTTCTGGCAAGGATACCTTTGGAGATATTAAAGGCTCGCTCCGAATATTTTCGGAAGATCACAAGTGATCAAATGAACGCAGTCGATAATGATCTTATGAAGGAACAGAACCCTGACATGCCAATCAATATTGAGAGGCAGTCAAGAGTAACTTTTGGTGGCGGTCGTAAGAGCTAAGATTTTTAGCAATAACCATTTAAACCAATAGAAGCTCTTAATTTTGTAAACTAAAAATAAACATAGGAGTAAACTATATATGGCAAACGTAAGTGAAAAGTTCGGTCTAAGACCGTACAGAAAACTAGACGGAACACCATTAGTTGGAGCTCAAAACAGATACACAATTAAGGCTGGCTACGCAACGGCAATATTTCAAGGGGATTTGGTAGTACCAACTTCCACTGGAAACATTGAAAGAGCGACTGCTGGTTCTTCTGCGGCTGTTGTTGGAGTATTCAACGGAGTGTTCTACAATGATCCTACTACAGGAAAACCAACATTTAAAAACTATTACCCAGGTGGCGTAACACCATCTCAAGGTGATATTACTGCAGCTGTTGTCGATGACCCAGATGCGGTGTTTTTAATTGATTCAGATGATGCTTTTACAAGAGCTGATCTGTTTACTAATTACTCTATTACTAATAATACGGGTAATGTACAAACTGGAATATCTAAAGTTCAGTTAGACAAATCTGCTACAGGAACTGCTAGCACATTTGTTATTCAGGCAATTGATATATCGCAAGATCCATCAAATTCTGATACTGCAGCTGTTAACGGAAATATTCTTGTTAGAATAAATCGCCATTTCTTTAGAACTGGCACAGGACTATAATAGGAGAATAAAAATATGGCTATATCACGAGCACAGCTAGTCAAAGAACTAGAGCCAGGATTGAATGCACTATTCGGTCTTGAGTACAGCAGATATGAAAATCAACATGCGGAGATTTTCCCTGCAGAGACTTCAGAAAGAGCTTTTGAAGAAGAAGTAATGCTATCAGGTTTCGGTTCAGCACCAGTTAAAAACGAAGGTGCTGGAGTAGTGTTTGATCAAGCGAACGAAACGTTCACAGCTAGATACACACACGAAACTATCGCTTTAGCATTCTCTATCACAGAAGAGGCTATTGAAGATAACTTATATGACAGACTTGCAGCTAGATACACAAGAGCTTTAGCAAGATCTATGTCAAATACTAAACAAGTTAAAGCTGCAGCGGTTTTGAACCAAGCACAAGTAACTACAGTAAAAGGTGGTGACGGAGTTTCTTTAATTAACTCAGCACACCCACTTGCTACTGGTGGTACTTTTTCAAACGTGCTTTCAACACCGGCTGACCTTAACGAAACATCACTAGAACAATCATTGATTGATATCGCTGGTTTTGTTGATGAAAGAGGATTAAAAATTGCTCTTACAGGTAGAAAAATGATAATTCCAAAAGAATTACAATTTACTGCTGAAAGATTAATGGCATCTCCTCAGAGAACAGCAACAGCTGATAACGACATCAACGCTATCAGAAGCATGGGAATGATTCCAGAAGGTTATAGAGTGAATAACTTCTTAACTGACACTGATTCATTCTTTATTTTGACTGACTGTCCTAATGGATTTAAACATTTCATTAGAAGTCCAATCAAAACTGCTATGGAAGGTGATTTCGATACAGGTAACGTAAGATTTAAAGCTAGAGAAAGATACAGCTTCGGTTGGTCTGATCCTAGATGCGTATTTGGTAACGGAAATTTACCAACTAGCTAATCTTTAAATTAGATTACTATTCTAAAGGGGCGGAGTCTTACTTCGCCCCTTTTTTTATGCTATAAATAAAATACTATACATAACTTTCTGATCTAGACGCAGTATAGTCGACGGCCTAGAGACTAGATTAGATTAACTAGGAGAATATAACTATGGCACTAACAACTTTTTCGGGTCCAGTCCGATCATTAGGTGGATTTATTGGGGCAACTCAAAATTCTACAACTGGAGCATACACAAATAATTTTGTAATCAATACAGATGGTACATCAGTAACTTCACCAGCAATTGTATTACAAGGATTAGCAACAGGAACTTTAAGTGCAACTACTGGAGACAGTATCACTACTTTTTCTCAGCCGGCTAATACAGTTATAACTTCAATTTCAATTCTTTGTACATCAGCAGCAACTGTTGCTTCAGGGAATATTGGTTTTGAAGTTGGAACAACAAGTTCAGGAGCAGAAATCGTAGCAACAGATGCTAACGATATTCTTGCTGCAGGAACATCAGTTCCAGCAGGAGCTTTTTATAACACAACTTTATTAAATACTACTGCTCAGAGTGCTTCACCAGCGGCAAGTCCGTTATATGCTTCAGCAGCAAGAACTATTTATTTAAATCTTACTAATACTACTACTGCATCTGCACGTGGTTCATTTAAGTGGATTGTTGAATATAAACAAGTAGCGTAATTAAAATTTTAAGGAGCTCGAAAGAGCTCCTTAATACAAGGAGATAAATATGAGTAAAAGCGATATAAAACCAGTCGTAACGACTTCTTCTAATGCTGTATTATTTACGGGACCAACAAGATTAAGAGGTTATGCTGTTCAATCAACAGGTTCTTCTGGAACTGTAGTTATTAATGGTTTAGCAAATACTACTACTGTAAGTTCTTCTACAAATACTGAAGTTTATATTCCAATATCAGTTGGTGCAGGGCAAACAGAAACATTAAATCTCGCTGAAGATGGAGTTTTATATGCTAGAAGAAACGGCACAGGAATTATTGATGGAATTGGTATTACAGGAAATACAGATTCTTTAAGAGTAATTTTATATATAGATAAGTAAAATGGCCGGTGTTGGTTGTCAATTAAAAGGTACTGGTAAAGCAGTAGATACCTACGCACGTGGGGGCGATGTTCAACCTCCTAAAACAAAAAAATATTTTAGATCTACTAAATCTGGTGCGGGTATGACTAAAGCAGGTGTTGCTAGATACCGAAGAGAAAATCCAGGTTCAAAATTATCCACAGCAGTTACAGAAGACAATCCAAAAGGTAAGAGAGCATCAAGAAGAAAATCTTATTGTGCACGATCTGCTGGTCAAATGAAAATGTTTCCAGGAGCTGCAAAAGATCCTAACTCCAGACTGCGTCAGGCTAGACGTAGATGGAAATGTTAGTTATCTTTTCATCATAATGGAAATAAATAAATTATTAGTACATAAACATTTAATTGTACGAGCAGAAGTCTATCGACCACCGATGGACGAGGAGTTTCTTAGGCGTTGGTTAAACGAATTCATAGAACAAATTGGAATGAAAGTAATGATGGGTCCTTATGTTAAATATTCTAACATGGAAGGAAACAGAGGAATTACAGGAGCTGCAATTATTGAAACATCACATATCGTAATGCATATTTGGGATGAAGTAAGTCCTGCATTAATGCAATTTGATGTTTATTCATGCGGTGAATTTGATCCTAAATCTATTTGCGATAAAATAGATAAAGACTTTACAGTTCATAAAATAGAATATAAATACTTAGATAGGGAAACAGGATTAAATGAAATTAGATAATGGCATATTTAAATGCGAACATACCACCAATTTATTGTAAAATAAGGAGAGAATATTTATATGATTTACGAGAACATAAAGGCGAAACTGAAGACTGCGTGGTATTTGGTTTGGGGAGTATTAGCGGGCGTGCACTCTTGTTTCATTGTTTACTTACGAACGGTGCAATCTATTGGAGACTTCCTATCTCTGCTTTTGTTCAAAGAAGAGACAGCGATACTTTGCATAGCACACCGATGGAACATCAAGACCTCGAAGATCTTGAGTTATGGAATTCATTTAGTTATTATCCTGCTGTTACTACTTTTGATTTTTTAATAGGACAACGTTGTAAATATTTAGGAAAGGATAAAAAATTTATTCATGGAGAATATTTATTCACTGTGGATTGGGCACATCCGGAACCTAATATTATCGATACTGAACATTCTGAAATTCCCGATCAGCATAAGTGTGCTCACATTTTGGCTCTTGATAACGGCAACTTTGCAGCTCAGCCTAATAATCGTATTTTGTGGAGTATTCCTAGCTTTACAACTTCAAAACATTGGCCAGATTATAAAGTCCAAACTACAGAGTGGAACGTAGAAAATAAAGATTGGGTTACTGACAACTCCGATAACATGTTTTATAATGTAAAAAAGGATAAAAATGAGTAGTGAATTTAAATTAAGCGATCAAACAAATATAGCTTTACCTATAAAAAATATAGTAGCTATTGTATCTGCTATTGTTGTAGCAGTATGGACTTATTTTGGTATTGTTGAAAGATTAAATAGATTAGAGACTAATGAAAAGTTAATGGCTCAAGATCTTTTAAAGAAAGCAGAACAAACTCCAAAGAATCAAGAATTATTTATGTTGATTGAGTATCAAGCTAAAACGATAGAAAAACATTCTAAACAATTAGAAGAAAACGTTCATACAAAAGTATTAATATCTCAATTAGAAAAGAAAGTAGATAAACTAGAAAAAGAATTAGATTCAGTTAGAGGTAAGTAATGATCGAAGCGGTTTTTGCATTATTAATGTACATGAATAATAAATTAGAAGGTTATTCACCTAAAGCTAATCTTGCCGAATGTTTAGAACAAAAAAGAAAAGTTGAAAGAGACCAAGGAACCAATGTTAATTGGAGCTGTAAAGAAGTAAAAGCCATTGTAGAAGTGGATAAACATGGAATCAAAAGAATCAAAGAAGTCAAAGAATAACTGTATATTTAAACTCTGGATTGGTATATGTTGTTTGTTAAAACAATGTAAATGTATAAATGAAAATAATAAATAATTTTTTGTCTAATGAAGAATGTAAAAATTTAATAAAAAAATTTATATCTTTAAATGGAAATTTTATACGTTATGAAAAAAGATACTTAATAAATCTTGATAACTGGTTAAAAGAACAGTTATTTTCAGATGTAATTAAAAAATATGAAAAAGAAGATATAAAAATAAAATGTATACAAATAGTTTTTTGGCCAGTTGGTGAATCCCATGGTTGGCACGATGATACGCCTTATTATGATATTACAACTATTACTTATTTAAATGAAGGTTACGAAGGAGGAAGAACAATCGTAGAAGATGTTGAAATAAAACCAGAAACTGGTAAATATGTAGAATTTGAATCTTATAAAAAACATAAGGTTACCGAATTACTATCTGGAGAACGTTTTGTTTTATTATGTTGGTATAAAAATGAATCTAAGTAAAAGTTTTACATTAAATGAATTAACAAAGTCTCAAGAAGCAACGAGACTAGGGATAGATAACACTCCAAATGAAGAACATATAGAAAATTTAAAGATACTTTGTGAAAAGATATTACAACCTCTAAGAGATTATTATGGTATGCCAGTATCCGTTAGTTCTGGATACAGATCCGCTGCACTTTGTGAAGCAGTAGGTTCATCTAGCAAAAGCCAACATACCAAAGGACAAGCAGCAGATTTTGAGATATTTGGTATTGCTAATAAAGATGTTGCAGATTTTATAGTACAAAATCTTGACTATGATCAATGTATACTTGAATTCTGGAATGAAAATGAACCTAATTCTGGATGGGTACATTGCAGTTATAATCCTTTAGGAAATAGAAAACAATTCTTGAAAGCTGAGAAACTTAATGGTAGAGTTGTTTATACTGTATTAAATTAATATGCCAATAGGACGATCTCAAATACCTCAACAAATAGACGGAAAACTTAGAGGAGCTAAACCTTCTAGGGCTATGAGGAAAAATGGCAAAAAGAAAAAGAAATCTATTCGCTAAAATCCTACGTTCTAGACTGTTTAAGCCAAGAGTGGTACAATCCAAAAAGTTATATAATCGTAAAAAATACCATAAGGAGCTACATAATGGCTAACGATAAAGAAACAGAAATTCAAAAGATGAAAAGGCTAGGTACTAAAGAGTACATTAGACAACTTAATGAAGCCAAGTCTAAAATAAAACAAGAAAAAGATTTTAATAAAACAGGACAACATTCTTTTAAATTAGATCCTCCAGGACTTAGAGAAGGCGGTCTTTTAGGACAATATCCAGTACAAGTTAAAAAAGTTCCATTCAAAGGAGTGTTTTAATGGCAACTTCTGGAACAGTAGATTTTAATCCACAGATAGAAGAAATTATTGAAGAAGCATATCAAAGATGTGGAGTTGCAAATAATGCTGGATATGATCTTAGACGAGCTAGAAGAAATTTAAATGTAATATTTGCTGAATGGGCAAATAGAGGAATTCACTTATGGAAAGTAGAATTAAAAAATCAACTTTTAACTGCAGGACAAATTACTTATACAACTCCTAATGATTGTAGTGATGTATTAGAAGCTTATATCTCTACTTCATTATCTGTAAATTCTAATACACAAGATTTATCTTTAACAAAAGTAGATCGATCTGCTTATGCAGCACTTCCTAATAAAGGAAATACAGGACAACCTTCTCAATATTATGTAGATAGACAAACAACTCCAATTATCTATTTATATCAAGCACCTGATACAGTTACTTATACTTATTTAAAATATTATTACATACAAAGAATAGAAGACGCTGGAGCTTATTCAAATACTTCAGATGTTGTGTTTAGATTTTATCCGTGTTTAATTTCTGGATTAGCTTATTATCTATCTTTCTTAAAAGCACCGGATAGAACTGAACAATTAAAATTAGTATATGAAGATGAATTACTAAGAGCATTAGATGAAGACGGTCAAAGAACTTCATTGTACATTGCTCCACAAACTTACTTTGGAGATGGTGTATAATGCCTTACGCAAAAGGAAAAAGATCTTTATCTATATCTGATCGTTCTGGACAAGCATTTCCTTATACAGAAATGGTCACAGAGTGGCAGGGATCTCTTGTTCATATATCGGAATATGAACCTAAACATCCTCAACTAGAAAGAAAAAAAGTTATTGCTGATGCAATGGCTTTACAAAATACAAGATCTCAAGATTTTAATATTATTTCAGGTGGTGAAATGTTTACTACAATAAGCTTAACTTTACCCGGACAATTTGGATTTAACTCTACTGGTATGATGCCAGATAATGGTGCTGCTCAAAATAGAGCAAGACAATTAGGAGCAATAACAGGTCAATTAAACGTTGTAATATCATAATGTCTATATCTTATTCAAATTTTTTAACACAGATACGAAACTACACAGAAGTAGATAGTCAAGTTTTAACAGATAGCATTATTTCTGAATTTCTTAGAAATGTAGAATTAGATATTGCTGGAAAAGTAGATTATGATGATTTAAGAAAATATGCAGATTCTGTTTTTACTGCTAATAATAAATATCTTACTTTACCTGCTGATTGTTTAATTACTAGACAAGTATTAGTAGCTACAACTGCTGGAGGAAGTCTTTCTTCTGGTTCAGTAGAATATATAGAGCTAAGAGATCAATCTTTTATTAGAGAATATAACTCTTCTGGATCAACTGGTCTTCCTAAATTTTATGGTAATTGGGACGATTTTACTTTAATTGTTGCCCCAACACCAAATGTTGCATACCCAGTTCAATTAGAATATATTAAAGAACCTCCACATTTTAGTTCTACAACAAACACTTATTTGTCAACATACCAAGAAAACGTTTTATTATACGGAACTCTTGTAGAGGCTTTTTCTTACTTAAAAGGACCGATGGATATGTACAACCTATATAAAACAAAGTATGATACTACTGTACAATCCTTTGCTCTTCAACAAATGGGAAGAAGACGTAGAGAAGAGTATGCCGATGGAGTTCCAAGAATTAAAATTGATTCTCCATCACCATAAATTAATTAAAGGAGAATAAAATGGCTATTACAACTAATGCTATCTGTAATTCGTTTAAACAACAATTATTAGAAGGTGTGCATAATTTTAGTACTGCACCTGCCGGCAATAAATTTAAATTAGCAATGTATACTACTAACGCAACTATTGGTGCATCAACAACTTCATTCACTACAGGTGGACAAGTTACATCACCAGCTGGTTATGTATCAGGTGGTAAAGCACTTGTTAACTCAGGTACATCGCTAGCTTCTGCCGTAGCAATAACTAATTTTAGTAATTTATCATTTACTAACGTTACATTAACTGCAAGAGGAGCTTTAATATATAATACTTCAGCTACTAACAAAGCAGTTTGTGTACTAGATTTTGGTGGCAATAAAACTGCAACTGCTGGAACATTTACAATTCAGTTCCCAGCATTTACAACTTCAGCCGCTATTTTAAGAATCGGTAACGCATAATTCATAGGAGGCCACGGTGGCAGATATTACAGTTACAGTATCGTCACCTGGTCTCGTACCCTATGGTTATGACGATTTTGGAGAACAACTTTGGGGAGGTTCTACTCCTTCAGCAACTTTAACAACAGGAAGTGTTACTACTTCAGCGGGTGCATCTGTATCCGTTACTGGAATATCTTTAGTTGCTCTTACACATCCAGTTGATATTCAAATAGACGGAAATATATCCGTCAACGTTGATGAAGACGACGATATTGTTATTTATACAGGAAATGTAACTATTTCAATTGGTCAAGATGTTTCTGTTAATGTAGATGAAGACGACGATATTGTCATTTCTCAAGGGCAAATAAACTTTGTATTTAGTTCTGGATGGGGTTCTAATGAATGGGGATTATATACTTGGGGTATTGCTGGTGATGAAGCAATATTAACTGGTTCTCAATTAAATGTTGCAAATAATTTAAGTTCTATAACTGTGACAGGAACTGCTAATCAAAGCATTTCTGGTCAACAATTAAATACTAATATTAATGGCGTAACTGTTACTGGAACAGCTAATTTAGATGTTACTGGTTCAAGAATTAATACTGAAATTGGAAATGAAAATGCAACTGCAGATGTTTCAGTTTCTGTAACTACTGCTGGAAGATTAAATTTAAGTGAAGGAACTGTAACTGCCGAAGGTGAAGTTAGAGAAGGTTGGGGTGTTTATCAGTGGGGAGCTGTTCCTTGGGGAGGCGAACAAGATCCAGAAGTTAATGTAATAGGATCTGCTTTAGAAGCAGTTACTCATCCAGTAGATATTCAAATCGATGGAAATATATCAGTTAATGTCGATGAAGATGATGATATTACTATAGCTGTAGGAAGTCCTTCAATAAGAACTGATGTAGCATTTAATGTAACTGGTTCTAGGTTAAATATAACTGAAGGATTAAATACTGTTTTAATTATTATTAATGTTAACGTACCGGTTACAGGAAGTCAGGTTAATGTAGAATTAGGTCAAGTACAGGCTTTCCAAGAAACAGTAGTTCCTGTTACAGGTTCACGAGTAAATGTTTTAATAGGTAATGAATCCACTTCTGCAGATGCTAATGTTTCTGTCACAGGATCTCAATTAAATGGAAGTTTAGGGCAA